CCACAAGTGATGTGGGTAAACATGGAATACCCTAACATTTCAATGACAGTGTATCCAGTGCCAACCAAAGTGTTGGAGTTCCACATTGTATCTGTTCAAGAATTAACTGCACCTGCTACCTTGGCTACAAACCTTGCGTTCCCTCCAGGCTATCTACGTGCGTTTAAATACAACTTAGCTTGTGAGATTGCGCCTGAGTTTGGCGTAGAACCTTCGCCTACCGTGTCACGCATTGCAATGGCTTCTAAACGTAACTTGAAACGCATCAACAACCCTGACGATATAATGAGCCTACCGTATAGTATTGTGGGTACACGTCAACGCTACAACATTTTTGCAGGGAACTACTAATATGACCGACATAGCCATTTCAGCATTACCAGTCGCAACCGCAGGGGCAGGTACAGACCGTATTCCTATGGTGCAAAGCGGTGTTACTAAGCAGATTACTAACACGCTACTGTTTACTAACTCTACACTTACTACACCAGTATTAGGCACACCTCAATCGGGTACGTTGACTAATTGTACTGGATTGCCAGTAGCATCAGGCATTAGTGGGTTAGGCGCAAATGTAGCAACATTCTTAGCCACGCCATCAAGCGCAAACTTAGCATCTGCGGTAACAGGCGAAACAGGAACAGGCGCATTAGTGTTTGGCACAAGCCCCACACTTACTACACCTACTATGACTGCACCTGTATTAGGCACCGTAGCAAGCGGGGTAATCTCAGCATGTACATCATCAGGCATGGTGTTAACCGCGCCAGTCTTAGGCACACCTGCTAGTGGCGTCCTAGATAATTGTACAGGTAGCCCAACGCTCACAAATGTTAATTTTTCAGGACTAGCAGCAACTACCGCCGCAGCGCCAACTATTGCAAGTGCTACGACTATTGCACCGACTAAGCCAATTACGTTTATTAGTGGTACAACCGCCGTAGTAACTATAACGGCTCCAAGCCCTATCTCTGCTGGAGGAGGTACAATTATATTAATTCCTACAGGTGCGTTTACATGGACAGCCGCAGGTAACATTGCAGTATTAGGCACAGCAGTCGTTAATAGGGCTTTAAGTCTTACCTATGACGTAACAACAACTAAATGGTATCCTTCATACGTGTAAATTATGAAATCTCCTATACTTGGTCAATCTTATGTAGCACGGAGCATTAATGCAGCGGATAACCGCATGGTTAATTTGTTTCCGGAACAAACACCTGAAAATGGTCTTGAAATAGGCTACCTTAATCGTGCGCCTGGCTTAACCAATTTAGTTACCATAGGCTCAGGCCCTATTCGTGGGCTTTGGGCGCATCAAACCAATGGCACAGATGCGTATTGCGTATCAGGCACAGGCTTTTACCGCATCAACACTGATTACACTTACGAGTACATCGGTGAAGTAGATGGCGCTGGGCCAGTCACGTTTGCCGATAACGGCATACAAATTTTTATTGCAGCCAACCCTAGCGGTTACATCTACAATGAAGTGACAGACATATTTGCTAAGATTACAGACCCTGACTTTACTGGCGCAGGCACTGTCACCTACCTTGATGGGTATTTCGTGTATAACGAGCCTGATAGCCAAAAGATATGGATTACACAGCTATTAGACGGTACATCTGTAGACCCGCTAGACTTTGCTAGTGCTGAGGGTTCACCTGACGGCGTTGTAGCCGTTAACTCTATCCACCGTGAGCTATGGGTATTCGGTACGGACACGACAGAGGTTTGGTATGACTCCGGTGCTACCGATTTCCCGTTGATACCAATTCAAGGTGCGTTTAACGAGACTGGCTGTATCGCACCTTATTCTGTAGCAAAGTTAGATAACTCATTGTTTTGGTTAGGCAACGACCCACGGGGGTTTGGTGTTATTTACAGGTCTAACGGCTACGCTGCACAACGCGTGTCAACGCACGCTATCGAATATGCTATCCAAGGCTACACCGACATATCAGACGCTGTGGCTTACACATACCAACAAGAAGGCCATGCGTTCTACGTTATATCGTTTCCTACTGGCAATGCCACATGGGTATACGATGTCGCTACTGGCGCGTGGCATGAACGTGCATATTTAACTAACGGTGAGTTCACACGTCATCGTTCAAATTGTCAGTGCAACTTCCAATCTACAACAATTGTAGGCGATTATGAAAATGGCAACATATACAAGTTTGATTTAGATGTATATGCCGATAATGGCAATGAACAAAAATGGTTACGTTCATGGAGAGCATTACCTAGTGGTCAAAACAACTTAAAACGCACAGCACAACACAGTCTGCAATTAGAAGCTGAATCAGGCGTGGGGCTTAATCTTTATCCTGCTTACGAAGCAGAACAATTAATTACTGAAGCAGGGTTAAATTTAATAACTGAAGCTGGCGATTATTTAACTACGACTGCATATCCTGAAGCACCAGGCTACAACCCGCAAGCCATGTTACGTTGGTCTGACGATGGCGGGCATACTTGGTCTAATGAACATTGGGCTTCAATGGGTAAAATTGGTGAATATGGTTTTCGTACGTTTTGGCGTAGGCTTGGCATGACACAAAAGCTACGTGATCGCGTGTATGAGGTATCAGGGACTGACCCAGTTAAAATAGCAATTATGGGCGCTGAGTTACTCATCAGCGGAACTAATGCTTAATTACACCCGTATACCGGCACCTAGGGTTACGCTTGTCGATCCACAGACAGGCATTGTGTCGAACGAATGGTTTAGGTTTTTTAACAACCTGTTTACGATAGCGTATTCAAATACAGGTTCAGTAACACCAGGCACTTACGGCACCGCATCACAAGTGCCACAGATAACGGTAGATTCATTTGGCAGTATAACAGGTATACAGAATGTACCTATTGCAATTAACGCAAGTCAAGTTATTTCGGGTATACTTAACGGCATTGGGTATACAAACGGCGCAATTACAAGTAGCACGATTAATAGTACGACAATCGGCGCAACAACGCCAGCTTTAGGCACGTTTACGACAGCAACTGCATCTAAATATGTGGGTATTTCAGGGGGTTCATTCTAATGGCTCAAACAGGTTTCACGCCAATACAGCTTTATTCTAGCTCAACCACAGGCAATACGCCTGCGGCTGCTGACCTATTGAATAGCTCAGGCGGCTCTGAATTAGCCATTAATATCTTTGATGGCAAACTGTTCTACAAGGACAATGCAGGCGCTGTGCAGGTTATAGGCTGGAAAGTCGTTCCGGTATCAGCAGGCGGCACAGGCCAAACTAGCTACACCGATGGCCAACTGCTTATCGGTAACTCCACTGGTAACACGCTAACCAAAGCCACGCTTACCGCAGGCTCAGGCGTAACCATTACTAATGGCGCTGGCGCTATCACCATTAATGCTACAGGCTCAGGCGGCACTGTTACGAGCGTAAGCGGTACAGGCACTGTTAACGGCTTAACCTTAACTGGCACTGTCACCACTACTGGCAACTTAACGCTTGGCGGTACATTAGACCTTTCAGCACCGCCTACAATTGGTAACACTACAGCCAACACAATAACAGGTACTACCATCACCGCAAGCACTAAGTTTGCAGGCACTTATTATGATGCTTCAAGTTCTGCGGGCGGTAACTTAAGAACTAGCGGCGGCACGGCTTGTTTCCAATGGGGTGCGGGCGGCGGTAATAATTGCACGGTAGACGGATCAATTAATATGAACGGCGCTAACGCCCATATTAATATGTCGCCGACAGGCACAGGCCATGTAAGCATTAACCCAACTGGTGTTGGCGATATTAACAACGTCATCATTGGCGCTACAACACCGTTAGCCATTACAGGCACTACGATTACTGCGACTACATTCAGCGGATCAGGCGCAAGTCTTACTTCAATACCTAACAGCGCGTTAGTTAACAGCACTATCTCAGGCGTAGCGCTTGGCGGTAGTTTGTTTAACTTAACGGCTGGTACAGGCGTGTCGTTCAGCACTGGCACAACCTATAACGGCTCTACAGCCATTACAATTAATGCGACAGGCACTGGCGGTACAGTCACAAGCGTTGCGGCTTTAACACTAGGCACGTCAGGCACTGACTTAAGCTCAACCGTTGCTAATGGTACGACAACGCCCGTCATTACATTGAACGTGCCAACGGCATCTGCGGCTAATCGAGGGGCATTGAGTTCAACTGATTGGTCAACCTTTAATGGTAAATATTCTGTAGGCGGCGCATTAGGCACGCCATCAAGCGGTACCGTAACTAATCTTACTGGAACTGCAAGCATTAACATTAATGGAACTGTAGGGGCTACTACGCCGTCAACGGTGGCGGCAACTACAATTGTAGCAAGCTCAACAATTAAAGGCGCAACTACCATTGCTGTGGGTAATGCTACGCCATCAGCATCAGGCGCAGGCATTACATTCCCAGCTACGCAAAGTGCTAGTACGGATGCTAATACGCTAGATGATTATGAAGAAGGTACTTGGACACCTAAAGATAATGCAGGCACGTCATTGTCTAATTATCAAACTCCAACATATACTAAAACAGGGAGAGTGGTTGTGCTAACATTTGATTTTTTATGGTCTGCTGATACTGACTATCATCTATCTAATTTACCATTTGCTGGTGCTACAAGTGTAGAGCCAGGTGGTAGTTGTATTGCATCAACAAATTCAGATAGTGTTGCATCTTGTAAAGTTGGATTAAACGTAACAACGGCAAGTATGTTAAACCAAAAACAAAGTGCCGCTACAACCGCGAATAAACGGT